CGAGTTGCTCCGGCTTGCTGCCTCCAAGAGTGATGTACGAGTAAACCAGCGGAACCAACGTCTGAGGCTGAACTCCCATCTGAAGGGTGACTTGGATCAGTTGAAGGAGCTGCTGCTGTTGTCGCATTCGGCTGGCGATCATCGACACGCCGTGGACCTTCATCTCGTAGGGAATGTCCAAGATTTGCGCTCTGCGAATCGGATCGTAGAGCTGGTTCCCGGCGAACTTGTACAAGATCCTCGAGATTCGCGGGTTCCCCGTTTCGTCACCAAACTGCATCAGCATGTCGGCTGCGAGCTGGAGACTTCCCGCCACATCGTTTCGCTCGAGGCGTCGTGCCAGCATGTGCATGTACGAGCCTGATTGCTGACTCTTTGTCTCGACCTCTTCTGCCGAGGGCCTTCCACGAGAAGTCGGAGTACCGTCAGTGAATTCCGAAATCTGACTGGCTTTCGAGCTTTGATTCGACATCTCCTGCATGACAGGCCAAACGCTTGCGAGCTGCGAAGGGAAAGGAAGTTTCCGGATGAACTCCCCTTTGCCTCGATAGATTTTCCCAGGCTCCATCGAGTCGTAGCCTTGGGGCTCTGCCGCGTCCCCATCGTCGAGAAGGAAGCAGGCCATCACCGCGAATTTCGCGTCATCGAGAACCAGGTTGAAGAGAATGGACTCTTCTTCTTGGAATTCCGCTGTCGACTCGAGAGGCATTCGCCCCCATGCGCGACCAGCGTAGGGAACAGGGTTCGACCAAACGTATCTTGAACGACCCTTCCATGAAGGGTTCGGAGCAATCCGAACGATCCGCCTGTCGTTGATGACCGTGACGATCCAGTTCTTGCAGACCAGGTGCCCGTCCCGGTCGTGGATGTCACCAACGTACTCCGTGACGAGATGACGTCTCCGGTTCGAGGCGTGAGATTCGGCAAGCTCCAAGCGTTGGAAACGAGACATGAACTCGCCATGCCGAATTCGGAGACCTTGGCCGATGTCTGAGAGATCATCGTATACGCCGGCCTGGTGCTTCTCTTCGAGCTCGGGCTCGTCACACTCGAAGTCTTCGATCATCCAAGACTTGTTGGCGTCTTCGGCCCAAGGGTCAGGGTACATGTACCAAAGGCTTCGCCAGTTGAATGCGACACGCCAGCGAAGCTCAGGTTCAGCCATGACCTCCGGCATTGTCGGTGGCGGTTGGCCCATCATCTGGGCTTGCTCGATCGCTTGCGGATCTTCGATGGGAACCTCGACAACATGCGGCCGGTAGTCCCAGAAGGGCTCGTAGGTGACTTTCATCACCGAATTGCCCAGAAGGATGGCCTCTTCCCAGACTTTCAGCTGTTCGTCGAGGTATCGACCGTCGTGTTGAACGATGTCGAGCCACTCTTCCAGGGTTCGGCATGCGGCGTCTTGGTACAGCTCACCCTGGTTGTGAATGCCGAAGAAGCGCTCGGGCTCGAGAAGACTCTCCTGCATTTTCGAGAGGAAGGTCCGAACCTTGGTGTACAGGCTCGGGATGATGATATCGGACTGCCACTCTTCCTTCTCGATGTTGTGGGTTCGGAAGTGGTAGACGTCTTCCATGTGACGCCAGCCAGGCTCGAGGAGTTTCCTCTGAGCGTTGGACTCGGACCGTTTCCAGAGGATGCTGTTTACGATGTCCTTCTCGGACATCCGCGCAGCTCGAGCGGGGTCCACGATTCCAAGCTGTCCCGGGCTCGGCCCGAAGGAATCGGCTTGCTGGAACTTTTCCCACGGAGGTGCGGGAAATGGATTTGCGATACTTGCTTCGTTGGCAAGGAACGCCGATTCGTTCAGGTCGAGCATCGGGGCAGCCATGGATCTGCCTTAGCTGGTTTTGATCCAGGGTAAAATGGGATTGCGTCTGTCGACCGAAGATGGAGATGCTGCTGGCCGATAGCCACTAGAGGTAGTCCTTCCCGCAGGATGGGCTGGGATCGGAGTACTCGGAGGAACCGGCGCGTTCGGCGGGGTGATACCCAAGGCAGCGACCAAGCCTTGCACGATTTCCGAAACATTCCGGTTGTCGACCGGAGCCTGGACTGGGCTTGGAGGAGGTGTCGCCGGGGAGGCATCCAACGGCACCTCCTCCTCCTCCACTGCTGGTGATCCGGTGAGATTACCGTGCCGCAATCGTATCAGCTCCCGTTGTGCTGCCGAAAGCTGGTTGCCCAAATCGTCGATGGTTTCCGCTCGATCGTCGAGGATCTCTTTCACTTCTTCGCTGACCTGAGTCCGTGCAGCCATGTCGACATCCGCGAGCATGGTCTGGATCAAGGGAGCGTTTTTGATCACCTCGGTAACTTTCTCGAGGTACTCCGGGTCGAACTCCTGTGGCTGGAACATGGCATGGACGACCATGTTCATGGCCTGCTGCTGGTTCATCTCCGGAATGCGTGCCTGGCCCTCTTCATTCTGCCCGGCATGTTCCATCCTTGCCGACGCAGCTTGTTCCTGGTCTTCGTTCCAAGAACCATTCGCATCTGGGTTTGGATCGGATGCTCTCCGACTCTTCGGCTTCGTGCGTAGGTCAGGTTTAGTGGCTTTCTTGCTTCTTCTCTTGCTCCCCTTTTTGCTGACAGTCTTTCGAACGTTAGCCCCGGATGATTTGCGAGGTACAGCCATAGGTCAATGTGGTCCTTTCCCGCCTGCTTGTATCTCTCTCGATAGCTCTGATCAGGCGACCAACGGAACCGCTCTGTACTCCAAAGAGGTCCCTGTTTTACCCTTGAGACCGATTCCGTCATCACGAGTTTTGGTCTCATCGGTTCTCCGTCGTGACGGAGTGGCACCCGCAGCCAGTCGTGCAGGCGCTCGTGAATGCCCGTGACGCTGGGCTCGTATTTCAATCCGTTGTCTTCGAAGCTCTTGAGCCATGTCTTTTGCTCATCCTTGTTGGCGATCTGTCCGCCGAACCGAGAATCGCATATGGCGAGAACGGGAGCACTGGTCAAATGTCGTTCCCGATGGAATTTGATCTGATCACACATATAGCCCATCGCCCCGTCCGCGATCCGATCGGCGTGAATCTGGGTCCAGTAGTCGTTTGGGTCGACAGCGAAGTGACCAATCCAGATTCCTCGTGTACTTGACGGGTCAATGATCTCGACGATGGGATGCTCCCACGGCACATTGTAATCCGGAACGACATGCGTGCTCCGCGAAACATAACCGTAGCTGAGTCCCGTTTGCTCGAGGAACATTCCGTTGCCACGGGCAGCTCGTTCTTCTTCGGAGAGCGTTGCAAGGAAGCTGACGATCCGATCGTGGGGTAGGTATCCACCGTTACACTCACGGCAGTTGTCGTGCATGTCGACGCGGAAATAGTCGCAAACCTGATAGAGTTCCGAGTTCATGTCCTGACTCGGCTCGATCAGCGCATCCTTCATCCAGATTCCCTTGAGTGGCGTTGCACTGACCCATATCTCGCCACCTTCATCGATGCAGCCACGGAACAGTGTCGTGAACACGTCTTCGGGGGGCGGTTCATCGAGGCCAACCCAATCCCAACGGCCACCTTCCTGACGATCCGTTCGCTGCTCATAGCTCTGGAAAACGAGAATGGCCCCGGACTGGAACGTGACCTCTCGCCACATTCCTTCGGTTCCGATCTTCGGCTTTCCGACGATCATCTTGTCGTCGATGAGTTGCTCGAGATGAGGCAGAATCGTCTGCTTCATGCTGCCGAAGGTTTCACCACAAAGAAGGAGCCTCTTCCCCTTGAGGTGCCCCCTGCGGAATTCTTCGATGTGACCACCCATCGCAGGTGGTGGCTGGCCTGTGGCTTCGATCAGAGCCTTCTCGACCAGGGTGTAGGTCTTACCGACGCGATTCCCGGCAAGGATCAGTTTCAGAACCTTGTCACTTTCGAACCACTGTTTCTGATACCAAAGAGGTTCGTAGGACCAGTAGGTATGCTCCCTGGTTCGCTCCATCTGGAAGCGATCCATCAAGGTTCTCGACTCCGCGAGAAGTTCTTCGATATTCGTCATTCTGGACACTCTTGGCTGGAGTCGTCCCGGGATTCAAGCTAGATCAGTGGAGTGGCAGTACAGGACGATTTGCTCTCTTCGAAGAAGCTCCGGGCTCTGCTGTTCGTTCGCGAGCCCGAGGAGTACGTCAAGATCCTTGCCGATGCTCGGACCATTCTCGCGAAGGGTTTGAAGCAACTCAAAGAGGACATGGAATCCGGAGAATTGGATTTCGCCGAACTGCTGAAGGCCATGACCATGGCAAACAAAGTGACCCGTGACTTCGTGAACATTGCCGAGGTTCTTCGGAAAGGAGTCAACGAGGACCAGGTGGTGCGCGCGCTGACCACGCAGCTTCGCAAAGTCGAAGAAGCGTACAAGGAGATTACCGATGGCAAAGAAGTGGAAACCGAACGAGCGACAGGAAATCGCATGCTCCCGTCCCCAATACTCGACGATCAAGGACCCGGGACTAGCGAGAACGGGAGTGATCGATCAGTTCTTGAAGACGGAGAGGCAGCCTTCGACGATCCTTTCCGTGGACATGGAAGCTGACGTTCCTGTCTGGCATTTTTCCATGGCTTGTCGCTGGCCCGATCGCGGCAACGCTCAGAATCGAATGATTCCTGTATCCCAGTGGGGCTCGGAAGAAGAAGGCTACTTTAAGCACCACTTGAAAGAGTGCTTTCCCCCGGCTGATGGAAGTCGCCGCGTGTACATCGATCGGCAAACGTATTCGATGCATGCCCGGATGGAGATGACCGAAGAGGAGCAACATTTCGTAGTCGGTCACAAGTACGGCGCACGAACCTTCGAAGACGTCGAGCCCGAGATCATCGAAGAGTTGAAGCACGAGGCCGAAGTCAAGTGGCGATGAAACGCGAGAAGCCACCGCTTCGCCATGGTGGGCGTGTCGATCCGAACAAGGCAGACAAGCTCGGGATTCGAATGCCCGATCAGCATGGCAGCGCCGAAGACAAGAACAAGTACGCGTCGACCGATCTTCTGGAGATGAGCGACGGTGATCTATTCCTCGCCAAGAACGAAGCCGAGGTTGGCCTCAAGTACGCGCGGCGTGGGCGAAGCCAATCCTACTGGCGCAATCGGCTTCAGCAGATCGAGAATGCGCTGAAGAAGAAAGCCCCACTCGTTTCCGAGTGAGGCTTCTTCGAAAGGAGATCAACCATGAGTGACTGAGCTGTGAACCGAATCCCCCCATGGAACGTGACCAGCGTCCCTGGATTCAGTCTCCCTCGTGACCAAGGAGCACTCTGTGGATGAAAGTCTAGACCTCCCTCTTCCAGAAAACAAGATCCGTTTTCCCTACATTTCGGTGACCAAGCTCGAGGTAAACAACCCCGAGACTTTCGTCTGGGAAGACATGATCGCGCGGGGCCGGATGACGGTTCTGCATTCTCCTCCGAAGCTCGGGAAAACAACCCTGGTTTCGCAGATGTTGGCTGCGATCAACCGCGGTGAGCAGTTCCTCCGCCGAGCAACTTCTCGCGGGCCGGTGTTCGTGTGCTCCGAAGAAGCGCCTGGGCAGTGGTTGGACCGGGCCGAAGAGCTCGGCCTGGACGACACGATCTACGTCCATTGTCGGCCAGAGATCCTTCCTGGGGACTGGGCTGGCTGGTCTCAGCTGGTGATCGACACGCTTTTCCAGGCGAAGGATCTGGACGTTCAGATGGTGATTCTGGACACGATCAACGACTTCTGGCCGGTCGAGAACGAGCTGGACAACCCGGCAATCGGCAAGGCCCTCCGCATGCTGAACCCGTTGCTCGAGCACGGGATCGCAGTCCTGGTGGTGGCCCACTCCCGCAAGGGCGGTGGTGACGAGGTAGCGGCACTTCGGGGCGGGTCCGCTTTCGCTGGCAAGGCGGATATGGTCCTGCAGCTTGGTACGATCACGGATGACGATACGTCACTCACCAGAAAACTGACGTGCCGTGGGCGTTTTCCGAACTATCCGCGACGGATCGACATGGAGATGGGCCTCGAGGGGTACACGGTTCACGTAGCCCAGGAGGATCGAAGGATCGCGCTTCGCCGGGAGGCCATTCTGAAATCGATTCCTGCAGGTGAAGAAAACGCGGTTTCCGGTCGCCAGCTTCAGGAGATGTCGAATACGCGATCGCGCAAGGTGTTCCAGGCGCGGATCCGCGAGCTCGAATCGCACCCGAAAGTGCATTCGAAGTCTGGTCCCTCGGGCTCGACTTTCTGGTGGACCAGCGAAGACCTCGGGGGACCAGAGTAGTGGTCCCCGAAGCCTTGAAAAACAGGGGCTTTTCCCAGGCTCCCGGGGACCGGACTCGAGTGGTCCCCGGTACCCTCTATAGAGGGTTAGGGACCGGGGGACCAGACAATATTCGAGTCAGTGGTCCCCCGGTCTCTAACCCTATGAGAGAGGGGTGGGGGACCACGCATGTGGAAGGCTCTTGGCGGGGGGCCCGACTGACCTGCGAAATGGAGAACGGCGCCGTCATGCGAGTGGACGTCGATCTCCCACCGGCGATGGACATCTCGGGCAAGGTGACCAAAACCAACGAGAGGACAGGTAGGCAGTTCTTTGTCTGGGTTTCTGAACGTTTCGTCAGCCATCCCAGATGGGGTGGCCTTGCCTATCTCTGGCACGAAGGGGTCGAGTATCAGATTCCTTCGGTTCGAATCCTGCCGCCACTGGATCTGGGGCCAACCGACCCCGGTCAGCTGGTCAGGAGAATGGAGCAGTGGCTTGAGGCACACATGGGCGACGAAAGACGGAGGGCAATGCACGGAGTGCAAGAAGCCGATCCTTCGGGCGCAGTGGATCGTGCCGAAGAGGAGCGGTGGGTGGGCGCACATTCGTTGTGCGAAAGCGGCTCGAGAGGAGTGGTATCGGGCTCGCAATCGTCTCCCGCCGGAGGAGGCGAACAGGACGATGAGGGACGATGAGATCGCTCATCGATTGGGCGGCAGGATCGTGGAACGAATCGATCTTGTTGGCAATGAGAAGGGGCGTTCCTTGGCCGCGGCGCGGCTGACGGAACCAGACGGACAACGGAGGCTGTTCAAATGAGCACGGAAGTGAGAACTCTTCACGAGGTGGACCAGCTGATTACGAGAATGTTGAAGGGGTACAAAACCGCGACTGGACTCTTGCAGGACATGCAGGACAAGGTCCGCTTTGCCCTGGCTCCTGGCCGATCGAACTACAAACCAATGCCGAAAGAAGTAGGCGATTTCCCACTCCATAAGCTCGATGACTCGATGGCAGAAGGCCAGACCTGTCGGATCATCGAGGATTGGACCAACGAATATGGAATCGAGGAGCCGAGCTTCGACTCGGATTACGATTCCTTCTTCGTGGTTCTCGGGGGAGCAATCGTTCGATCTCTGAAAGAGAGCAAGGATTTCGTTTGCGTCGAGAATCGGATGTTTCCGCGCTGACCGATGAAGTCCACCAAGCTCAGCAAGAACGAGCGGCTACGCCTGATTCTGGTGAAGCCCTGGTGGAAAAGAACGGGCATGGAGGGCAGGCGCTTGAAGCGTGCCCTCCGGCCCTTCTTTGCCAACATCGAGGTCGACCAGGGCTGTCACCTCTGGAAAGGCGCTGTGCACGACTCGGGCTACGGCGCTGTGAAGTTCACCGGGCGGTTCTACTACAGCCACGTTCTCATGTGGATGGCCATGATGGGGCCGATCCCACGCCTTGCCGGCGAGATGGCCGAGCTCGATCACCTTTGCCGTGACCGGCTCTGTTGCTTCTTGGACCATATCGAGCCGGTGACGGCCCAGGTGAACAGCTTGCGGAGCAATTCCCCGGGTTCCATTGCCTGGCGCAAGAAGCACGGCCTGGAGCCCGACGAGGTGACGATGGAAGTCTGCCTCAGACTTGGGTCAGAGCAATGAAAACCTCGAGATGCCCAGGAACGTTGGCTTCGTCCACGTTCACGTCGAGAGCAGCCCTGATGTCGTTGAAGAATCCGAGGGTGTGACTTACTTCCCAGTTGCTAGGACCAGCATGGGTCGTGAACCGCGGGTCGAACCAGTACCACATGCGGCCCGGACCAAGAGAGAACGAGAAGTTCTTGGACGTGTCTCCGAACTGATCGGCGTAGATCAGCATGTTCCGGCTGTCGTCGCGGTTCCAGAGACGGAAGAAAGCAACGTCGTTCTTGTTGATCTGGCCGGCTTCGCCGCTTCCTCGGAAGTTGATGATCTCGATCTCCCCAGCGGAATCCACAGCAGACCGATAGGCCAACTCGTAGATCCGCTTGTAGGCCCGCTGGATCCCCGTGATCTCGATGTTGGCTTCGTTGCCCCATGACTGCCCATTCAACGTGAGCGTCTCCGTCACGTTGATCTGTAGCGTCGCTGCACCGATCTCAGTTGCCATACCGATGGCCTACACCAGCTGCGCAAAGACTGGAAGGCCAAAGGGGGCCATACGGGAAATGGGAAAAATGGGACCCTGGACTAGATATAGGCAGGCGGGGTGGTGGCAAATCTGGAGTTGAGAGGGCCGGGAGGGGACGGAGCGGGCAGTGGCGCTCGGGGAGAGGCTTGTGCTTCGGACCCAGCCTTTCCGGGAGGACATCTCCGAGACTGTATGTCAGGAGCCTAGTCCGACACACTCCCTGTCCCCGTCTGCTCAGAGAACTATCATGGGCAATACCATTGCGCCAGGTCAGTTGCCGAACCGGGATCGATGCACAGCCGATGCCTCGAGATAGGCACGGCTGACAGCCTGGGGTGCCGCGTACGGGGCTGCGAGCCGGAACAGGGCACAGAGGTAGGCCACGACCTCGGACTCGGGAGAGAGCCGCAGGAAGGCTTCTGTCACCGGGTCTTGGCAGAGTTGCCGATGGACCCAGACGCGGGAGCCGTCCTCGGCCACGTAGTCGAGGATTGGTTCGCACCAGCACTCGGGCGACGGGACGTGCTCGAGCTGGGGTTGTTCCTTCGGTTCGGGGTTCGCTTCGCCTTGCCGTCTAGCCAACAACTACTCCTTCCGTTGCTCATAAACTGAGGTCGCCGCGCTCCTCCTGCTAGTTTCATGCGCGCATTACCCGACCGGTCTACATCGCCACGACCTGCCCACCAACAGCAACGCCCAAACAACTACCCTTCGCACAAAGCGCGCGAAGGCCATGAGCGGTTGTGCCAACTTCACTTAGCACTCCCAAGTCCTCGCCAACACTACGCTTTTCCCACCCAACTATTTTGCCAATCTCCCACTTTTCTCGCCTCACACCCTTGCAATGCACGTCTAGTGCATGTACTCTAACATCATCGGGCACAGGGGACCGCCCGCCACGGCCAACACGAGACGCCAACCTCGCCGGTACTCGACGGTCGTGAAGCTCCCCCCTCGATTGGGTTTGTCCCCAATCGGGCGAGACATCGGGAACCACTGGACACACCAACGCCCAGAGGCAACGCC